AATATACCATTGATACCTGCAGGGATAACAAAAGAACCATCCTTGTATTCATCTTGCCAGATAACTTTTGATACAGCTCCAATAGCATTACCAATATTAGTCTCATGGTCACAGTTTACTGTTTGTCCTAAGAGCATTCTCATAGAAGCTTTTAATACTCCATTTTGACCAAAATCGGTAGGATTCCAGTTCTTAGACACAATAGTTGCAGATAATAATCTGAACATTGGTTCAATAAACTCCTCATCTTTAGGAGTAAGTTCTTCTGGCTTCAAGTCAGGATAATAGGTATTATAATCTATTTCTCCTCCCCAAAAACCAAATTGACTAACTGACTCCTTAGAAGTTTGAGCCCATTTATAAAAATTCTCCGAGAAGGTTTGTGGTTCTATGGATGTTGGGATATACCCAGCCATTATAGTATGACCACTACCTATCACTAAAGAATCCAAATGTTCTCTGTTCTTTTTAGTAATCGGTTTACTCATCTTGATTTAGTATTTTGATCTCCTCGTGAAGGAGCCGGGTTATTTTTATCTCTTGATCTACGAGCGGATTGATTCTTATCGTCCTGTCTCTGTTTCTTCTTAGTACCCTCTTGTGGGTCTGAATTACCTCCCTTAGCAAATTGGTCTTCCAATGAAACTCTTGGTTCTTCTTCTGAAGGAGAATCATAACCCATTTCCCAAGCATATTGATATTGAGAAATGATACCTGCCTTGTAAAGTAAGTCAAGGTTCTGAATCTTATATTGTCTACCCTGTTGGATTTTAACCTCATCAGAGATAGTGGATGATCCCCAAGTAATGGATATTCCCTTGCAATCAAAGCCAGCCAGACGTAGTTCTAGTTCATAAATAAACTTAAGAACATAAGAAACTATCATTTGGATATTCTTCAGCTGACTTATAAGCTTAGAAAGCATAATACCAGTTGCTCCTTCTCCAATGGAAGCTTGTACTCCAATTAGGTTGCCATTTACTCCCAAACCATTAGCAACTGATTGCTGGTTCATATTCCAGGGTTTATCAATATTGCTCATCTCTTTTGAAGTAGAGTTAAGTTTAAACTGGTGGTCATCAATGTAACCAGTTACTACTCCATCCTTCATACCCTCTCTTACATTCTGTTTCAAACGTATTAGCTCCCTATTTAATCTCTTAGTATAAGCTTCTACATTTTCATTAGGTTTCTGTTGTGGTTTTTCCATCAAAGCCTCTAGAAAACCAACCATACCACAGATTTCCATGATATGTTTAAAATTGGTTTTCATATCATGCTGACCCTTTAATGAGTCCAATGATGCCATAAAAGGAGGTATTCCGTAAGGTTCATCGGTATCATTATACATACCCACATAACAATAGGTCTCTGTATTAAGTTTGATATAATCTTGCTTATTCGAGCCATTCCAAAGAGTGTTCCTCTGATATGGACTGTATACACCATTATTCTCTCTTTTGAATACTATCCTGTCTGGTTTGAGGAATAATACAGTAGCTAGACCCTCTAGCTTTTCATTTGGTACGGCTTCTACTGAGATAGCTCCACTAATCATCAATTGGACTATCATTTTGTTTACCAAGCCATCCATACCAGCAGTATAGTTAGACCATTTGGGAGATACCTTAGAAAGATGATCTCTCATCTTATCAGCCTCTTTATCGGTATTATTAGGGAATGTTATATTATGACCGGTATTAGCAAGCTTAAACATATCCTGTAAAGCTATGTTAACATCTGGATTCACTTTATATAAATCCCTTAAAAGCTGAATCACTTCAACACGAAAAGAAGGCGTAACCATCTGAGTTAAGCCTTTCAATGTATGAATGAAGTTACCTGGGTCATCATCCGGTTCCGATACTCTACCGGGTGAAATAGGTACCTCCTCTTTTTTACTTGGAGGATTAGCCTTGTTTTCTTGTATTGGAAATCGATTCCTTCTATCGAATCCAAAAAACTTAAGAATTTTCATTTCGGTTGTATTATTACATTAGTTTTTCCTTTTCGTATGTGATTACAAATAGCTTTACCAAATATATCATCATCAGAATAAACATCTCCTTCCAAATCCACATCTACAGCAGAAGTATTATTTCGGTGTTTACCCATGGCTACAGGTCTACCCAAACCATCATATATAAAGGTAGGAGCTTCTTGAACAAAGAAAGGATCCTTCACAATAATATTCTCTTCTCGAATATCTTGTTCTAGACCCTCTATAATTACTGAACGATTCTTTTGGGTAGTTAACCAACCTGGAGATTTATCAACCTCTGGTCTGGACTTACCTTTCTTTTTCAGAAGCTTTTGATAGTAGTATAGGTTAGGGTAACCTTCTGATTGAAGAGCAGAAGTTACTGCTAACCCAACGTCGTTAGATTCTGGAGCTACAACAGCAAAATTAAATAATTGCCCAGTATCTCCCAGTAACCTAGCATATTTATCTACTGCCATTCTTCCCTTATACACAACTTGTTCTTCTCCCAGCTTGTCCATACAAGTGAAAGAAGAATAGTCTGAGCCTCTACCTGTTGCAACGTCTGCACCGATAAAGTACTGTTTATTTTGATCTGGTTCGTTGAATTGTCTATACTGACGATTGAAACGATATTTTAAAACTGGATAATCACTTAAGCAATCTTCGATAGCCTTGATATCTGCCATATCAAATACTGTATTACCTGAAGAAAGAAAGTCTCCATCGATTTCTTGTGCAGTTCTTTTTGGACCCAATGCAGAAGCCATCTGATCATACCAAGATTGATCCCGTTCTGGGTGCATCTGCCAATATAATCGAATAGCATTGAAAGGATTACCTCCAGCTATAGCATCTACCCATGTTGAATGGTAAAAATTACCCATACCGTATGGAGTAGAATTGATGATGGCTGAACCTCCGGTGGAAAGCGTAGGGAAGGCAGCTGCCCAAATAGCTGAAGCCCACCGAACGATTGCAGCCTCATCAATTACCAGGAGAGAAAGAGATTCTGAACGACCGGCTTCTGAAGATGTTGGGATGGATTCTATGAATGAACCATTATCGAATTCAATCATAGAGGCAGAACCAAATTCCCCAGTTCTTCCGTTAATGATCGGGGTTTGCATATACCATGGAAGATTCTTATACATGAACTTAATCTTCTTAAGTACCTTCTTAGCTGTTGTATCCTTAATGGAGATAATGTTTATCTTCTTATTAGGATGATATGATGCCAGCCATAAGCAGTACATAGATATAAGTTCTGTAATCCCCGCTTGCCTGAACTTTAACAAGATATTGAATCTCTGGAGTATAAATTGGTATAGTACGGCTTTTTGATACGGATATAATTCAAATCGAACCTTTCCTCTCACTGGATGTATCACATAACAAAAAAGACTGAAAAAGAAAACATCCGTTGTAACCCTAGATAGATTAGATAATTCTTCTCTTGTAAGGTTAGTTGGTGTTTCCTGTATCTTCTTTGCCATAAAATCTAAAATTTATAAGTTACTACCAGTTCTAAATCAGTTTTGATACCTGAGAAATATCTTGGGTAATAAAAACTGTTTATCCCCAGTTTGTAATTAAATCTCTTAGTCTCGATTGAAATTCCTGTTCCCAAATCCCATAGATTGTTAAAGGGTCGGTACTTACCATAAACATAAGGAACTAATCTTATTCTAGATTTAATTTCTTGTGTGGTAAGTTTTCCGTTATACCAAGAATACTTGTAGTTATTAGGGTCGATATTGAATAACCTACTAGAATAAATTCCCGAGTTTTGATTAAGGAAACTCAATGTAAGTTGATTCTTATCGATTACTAATTGAACAAGAGAATCCTTCTCTGATATCTCTGCTGAATCGGTACTGCATAAACCCTGGCTAACCGAAGAATGCGGAGAATTGTAGAGAAGGATTCTACTTGGGTTAAGTAAATTATCGTAGGAAATTGGCAGGAAATCTTTCCTCAAATAAATTGTATCAGTATGTTGAATGATCTCTTTATCAGGTAACATACTGAGTTGTTGATCCAGTTTGTAATTCCTGAAGCAAAGGTAAATAGTAAATCCTAGTAAAAAAACTACTAAGGCAATCTTAAGCTTCTTCATTGATAAACTTCTTGATTCTTTTCCTTAACCAATAATTCTCAATCGGTGAGATCTTAGATTTTAATAAATAAAACTTAAACTGATAAGTATGTTCAGTTTCGATTATCTCAAATCTTAATCTCGGTACTTGTAAACATATGGCTTTAGTAAAATCTAGGATTACTTTTAAGTTAGATTTCTTAACCGGTACTTTAGTATTTATCATTCTCATAACAATAAGTTTTAAAATTCAGTTATACATAGTAACATCTTTTCTTAAGTAAGCTGGGTACCCAGCTTACTTTTCGATGAACGTAGTGAATCGAAATGTTTTTATATTTCCTATTCGTATATATCCTATATCCTAATACAATGTATACTTATATACGAAGTATATATAAGTATAGAGCTATATAATAATAGATATATATATACGAAGTATATTATATATATCTATTATTCAAAAAGTTTTTACAAATAAACTTCCTAAAGACATTTATTAAACCATAATCCTACTTCATATACTGACCCTTTGCTCAAGGTATACCTAGCTTTATTTAACCAGTAATGATAAGTCTTAGGGTCCCAAGTAGCAAATCCCCGAATAAATACTCGGTAATTTTCAGGGAATCCCATAATTGCCTTGAAATCATAAATACCCAAGGGATACCCATCTGGTCTAAATTGCCTATCTGAGGGTCTGAGTGTTAAAGGAGGTTTATCCTCTTCTAATCGGTATACTCCGGGTAAAGTACTCATCTTAGCAGTTTTGATTGGCCATTTCTTTTCATCTTTGAAATCATGGGTCCAAAGTTGTCTTACTTGTCTGACTGTAAGATTTTTCTTTTCAGGTAATTTCCGATAATCATACATGGCTAAAACTTTATCAGAGAATGGAATTAAAGCTTCCTGTGGGGCTTGTACTAGTAAATCTCTAGTAAGTTTTGGAGTATTTACTTGGAATACTTCATTAAAGGAATCCAAATACTCTTTTCCCTTGTCTAAATGAACTCCAATGATTACTAATCTTTTTCTTGATACTTGGGAGTTTCCGAAGTCAGAAACGCTTCTTTCGTGAAAAATAAGTTTATAGTTCTTAAAGAAGTCCGTTAACATTTCTTTAGAAATGAGAGATAGCAATCTTGGTAGGTTTTCTATAAGAAAGAGAGCGGGTTCGTAATATTGAATTGCTTGGAATACTAGTTGTATACTTTTATTACTTTTAGGGTCTCCGAGAGCCTTAGATTTAGATAATCTCATTACTGAGCAACTACCACAATCAGGGCTAGATAATATGATATCTGGATGCCAATCTTCTGGTAGTTCATACCCTTTTAAGAAAGGTATGCCTTTGAAATTAGCTTTCCACTGTTCTTCTCTACCGGTATGGAATACTCCACGAGGTTCTATATTTCCAATAAGTTTATCTCTAAAAGGGAATAGGAGGGCTCCTTGCCCTCCACATACTCCCAGTACTTTTAAGTCTTTCATTTCTTGTAACTTCTCAATTTTATGTATTTGAACCAAGCATAATGCTTCCTAGTTGAAATATAATCCAGGTTCGAATCATTATTATGAGCTTCTTCCTCAAAACTTACATCATGATACCTTTCATTCTGCTTGTTCCATTTAGCAAAACAAAGGATGATTAAGTACTCGATTCCATACCAAAGGTAGAAAAATACCCATAACATCTCAGCCATTTGCTTTGAATGTATATGTTCATGGTTATAATCCACCTCAGTAAACTTAGCCCCCTTTCTTACAAACACTAAACCAAAGATGTTGATAGCTTTGTATCCCTTGAAAGGTATAGGGTTGTTGTAGATTACTTTCATAGCTTGTCTTTAAAGTTTTCATAGGTATTTCTTAGCTTTTGGTCGTAGTTATTATCTTTGTAACCAGGACCATTATATCCTTTAGCGAAGGCATCCCAGTCTTTTGCCTTCAAATGCTTCACTAAACCAGAGTTATAGAGGAAATGATACATCAATTCTAGCTGCATTTCATGAGATTCAGACATCTTTTGGATCATTTCATCCACTGATTGACATCCACAAAGCTGATAATTGAAGCCCATAATCTGTCCCAATCCCCAAGAAGTAGCTAAATTAGCACAGTTTTCATCAATTTTACGAGCTGCTTCGAGTCTTTTCCACTCTCCTTCACCTCCTAAGTAGAATTCTTTGGTCCATTTCTGATAAACTAAGGATGGATTTCTCTTGGCTAGGTCATATAAATAGGTTCTTTTACCTTCTCCATCGAGTTTTATCTTCAAATATTTCCACATTACATGACCCTCGAAGAGAATCTGAGGTCTACCAGAGGGTAAAAATCCGTCTCGATTACCACATTCTACTACAGTTACTGTCTTTAACAGAGCTGGTTCAAGGTTTAACTTGTTTGCAACCTTGGCAATTAATTCGTTAGTAAGTTTATCCATAATATAAATTCTTAGAGTTTACATTAAAGAGGATAAAGTATTGCTTGTAGCCTTTCTTAGGTAGGTATATCGAGTTCTATTTATCAATGAATAAATAATTTAATTATGGTTATGGAAAAGAAACAACAGATTATGGTTGATTGGTTTAGGAAAATCTTAGATGAATCGAAGAAACCCTGGAATACCCAGGTATATTTGATAACTGATAAGTATCATGTTTACATTGCCAACAAGGATATCAGATTAATAGGAAGTAATTTCGGTAAGGCAATCGATAGACCTTTGAAATATTTCTTATTTACTGATGGTAAGGTACAGTATTTCAACAGTATAGAATTTCTTGGCTATTTGCCTTTCGAATTAAGAGACGAATACCCAGTCAATTGCAAACCTCTCAATCCTTGGGAATACGACTACTACTGTCAGCATGGGATAACCTCAGAAGATTTGCAGAATTTATTCAATAATGATTGATATTTAAAAATAAAATAGTATATTTGTATAACGAAATAAATACATTATTTATATGAAAAAAGAAGTAATAAAACTCAAAGAGGGTAACTCGGTAATTTACCAAGACAAAACCCTAATGGAAAAGGCAAACGTAGTATCTATCGATAAAAAGAATGGTACTGCAATATTATCTAATAAGGTAATAATTACTAGAACAACAAATCTAGAGGGTCAATTTACTCGATTAGATGGAAAAGGTAATGCAATAATCCTACCTTGTACTACAGAGAATGAACAGAAGTACAATTCCTTTGTTGCATATCATCAATCCAAGAAATCCTTGGAGGCAATCAAAAAATGGTTGGATGATAACGGGAAACACAAGGATGATGAAACCCTTGAGAAGGTGATAACCTTAGATAAGAAACTTAAAAAACTAATCGAAAAGCTCAATGAATAGTACTTGGATAATATTAGGCATAATCTATGGGATATGCCTAATCCCCTCTATACTTCTAACCAAGATGTTATGTCAAGAAATCAGGATGATAAGATCTCATCTATTATTCCTTACAATCTGGTTAGTATTACCTTTATTTCCTATTTACCTAATATTCTTTAAAAAGAAAAACAATGGCTAGAATTAAAGATTACGACGAAGATTTATCTGCTCCTAAACTCCTAAGGGAAAGGGCAAGAGATAGCAAGGGTAGGTTCATTAAAAAGGACCTACCACCCTACCTAGGATCTGAGCAAGTATTAAAACCTAAGAACTACTATCACTTCGATAGTCACGGTAATTATAAGGGTAGCTCAATGAATTTTGATGCTCTAGTATGCCTTGGCTTTACTTGGTTTAAGTTACTGGGAGTAGCATTAATGATGTTACTATGGCCCATAGTATTTATATATGCCCTCCATGATGGGATAGAGGGATACCCATTTAAGAAGTATGCAATCCCTTATATCTTTATCCTAGTGGCTTGGTTTATAATATTCTTATATGGATTAGTATCATGAGCAATATCAATTGAATGCCAGGGATGTTTTTATTCTCTGGCTTCTTTGTGTGTTGTGTCTTGGTATGCCCTTAACGTGTGTGTAGAAATTTTTGTGTGTGTTCAAGGCTTTTCTAGGCAATGCCCTTAATACGAGGAGGTAAAAAGTTGTGGCAGTAAAATTCGTGGTTTGTGTTCAAGGTACCCCTTAATACGAAAGCCTAAAAATACCAGGTACTAAATGCGGGGTACGGTAGCCCTTATTTAGAATAAGTCAAAAAAAAAGTAAGGGACAAACATTCCCTTACTTTCTAAAAAATTTTAAGAATTAATTATAATTCAGTTTCTTGCAAAAAAAATCCTATTTGATTATCTGAATCTATATTTAAATTAAACACGTAATTATCTTCGTGACCTTGTTTTTCTAAATTGGGATTTACTCCAATTAATTTACAAATTTCTTCTCTAATTAGGTTTAATTTTTCTTGTAGCCATTCAATTTCAGAATCTAATATTTCACTTTCTAATTTAGTAGAAAAACTTAAATCCCTATGAGTATAATTATAAAAACCTTGAATTAAAACACTCGTAGTAAAATCAAATTGGACTAAATGTACATGTAAACTAATTTTAGAATAATCTTTACAGAAATCGAAATATGTTTTCATGTAAGTAATTATTACAAAAAGAATTTTATCAAAGTCATTAATGCTTTCTAAAAATTGCTTTGCATCACAAAAATTATTTTTCTTTTCTTTGAACTCGTTTACTAAAGAATTTTCAAAATTTTGCATAGCTTCAGAAAAATATCTAATATTGCGTTGATTAATACGAAAATCTATGCTCTCTACTGTATCTCGATTATAAGAATATTTAATGCTAATTTCTTGTTGAAATCTTTCTTTTGTTTCAAAACTTTCCTGTAAAAATTTAATAGTTTTCATAATGATTTATAATTTTTGAATAGGGAACTAAATCCCTATTCTAGTTAAACATTGATTTATTTTTTCACGATTTGTAAAGCCTTTTTCAAAATTTCTTTGTTTGTTTCTTTCATATTTTCAGAACAAACTGAAGAAAGCGAAAAATCATTTACTTTGTAAACTTGTTTGTAAAAATCTAAAAACGCTTTTTTTAGTTTTTCTAAGCGAGTTTTGTCCTTTTCTTGTGTCAAACTTTCGGACAATGAAAGAATTGTATTTCTAAATTTCTTTCGAGCAACCTTTTTCTCTTTATCTGAAAGTTCTTGAAAAATTTCCTCTTTGTAAATATCTGATTTTTTTACACCAAAAGAAGTTTTTAAAAGTCCCTCAGTAGATTTATTTAAATTAGCTAGAATATCCTTATAAAGAATATTGTTTGCTTTTGCTTGTGCTTTAGCTTTTTTAGCACTTACTTTGTTGATTTTTTCTTTTGAAGAATTTTCAACATTTGCACTTTCATTAACTGAAACTAAATTTTCTTGTGTCATAATTTTAAATGCTTTAAAGTTTGAATTTATATTATTATAACCTTTCTACATAACTTTAAAGACAATTAGAAAAGTAGAAAGGTTTGAAAATTATAATTTCATTGTTTCAAAATGTCAAATGATAAAAACACTATCTATACAAAAGTAGCTTTCATCTCTCTTTCTGTATTACAAAGATACAACTTAATTTTTAATTATCAAAATTTTCAAAGATTTTTTTTTTGAAAAATTTCTCTCATTAAAATTTAGAACTCTTATCCCTTTCAGACATTGCAAAGATAAGAATAAATTTTTAATCTACAAAATAATTCGAGAAAATTTTTTGTTAAAAATGAATTTTATTATTTTAAGAATAATTTTCAGAAAATATTTGCATATTTCAAAAATTTTATTATTTACACGTACATTATTTATTATCAAATTTCCACTCATTAACCTCCGGGCGGCCTAAATTGCCCGCACGTTGTCCGCTATATAATACCTGTATGATAACAAGTTAAGGCCATCTATGGTTTCATTACTATATCCTCTTGGTAATCCTCGTACTAAATCCCCATGGCCAGAAGATTCTAGGGGATTTTCGGAGGGCCTTTTAAGTGGCTATAGAATATCTGTATATTATATGCCTATTACCTGAAGGCCATATATGGTCGATAGTTAGCGTACTTAGGTAAGCCTTATAAGATCTATAGATAGGCCTAGTGGGTTCTTATATAAGGCTAGTAAGTATATGTGTAGTAAAGCTCTAGTACCTCTTAGGTAATTATATGAAGTCTATAGATGGCTACTTAGGTATGTACATAGAAAAGCCCAGGTACCTTAGTTAGGCCTGGGCAATTAATTAATCGAAGTATATTGTGAAGGTTATACAATAATAGGATTTGTAGGCACCCATAACTGGGTGCCAGGTTAGTAATTTAATAATTGTAGGGGATTGATACTGTGAAAAAGCTATTGAACTCTGTTATGATTGGGGCTTGGCCAAAGCATGCTTCGGGATCATAGGCAAATGTGTCCCGTAAGCATTCGATGCAAGTAATGCTTGCAGTGTCATCGTCATCGAAATGTTCTGGATCGTTTTTAAGGAAAGTTAGTATATGTATACCGTCTTGATCTGGGTTATCGATTGTGGTAATTGATATTAAAGTAGTGTAGTCAGGTATAAGGGTATTTTCCTGTAACTCCTGTAGGTAAGGAGTAATGAACTCTGGTAAGCCTCCAGGATAGGAGTGTTCGGGGTTGTTTTTAGTAATAAAATTACATTGAATCTCTTTTGCAAAGTTAAATGAAGTTTTAATAGTTGTTTCCATAATCTAAAATTTTATTAGTTATTAAATTAATTATCTGATGCAAATATAAGAACAATATTTTAATTATGCAATATCCCAGATTGCCTTTCGAAGGCCCCTAATGTCCTAGAATTATCTAAAATAACCATAATATAAATACTTATGCAATTAACAACAATATTACTAGGATGGCAATTAAAATTGGCTCCTTGATTGCCTAGAAATTTATTAAATCCTAGGGCCATTTATGGCATAAATTGTGTACCCAGTTTTATAAAATCCGAGCCTAAAATGGCCCCTCTAGGCACACAATTTTAATATAAATCCTAGCCTCTTGGCAATTAAAATCCGAGTCTAGGTACACAAAATCACAACCTAAATCCTAGATTACACAAACTAGCCAAACAGAACACTTTTCAATTACACGTGTGAAGCTAAAATACATACGTATCTAAATCCCACCCATATTAGTATATTATATATAGGCGTTACTAAAATAGCTACGTGTCAAAAAGGCTCATATACGTATCTCAAAAACTATTGCCAGAGTGTACTTTTTGCTTTTCTGTGATTTAGGGGCCATGTATGGTGATTTTATTGCCTAAAATGGCCTCTGGGGCCTTAAGGATTTAGTACTTTAAATTTTGAGAGCTATAGTGTTTGGTATAGTACAAGAGCCTCCAAGGGTATGTTCCTGACTTTTTCGAAAAACCCCCGTTGGTACACAGAAAAGAAGGGAAACCAAGATCCTAAGATATGTATATTAGTATTAGTTATATGTATTATATATTAATTGTGATATAGGGGATTTGTATCTTAGTTAGTGATATGTGTATATTCAGATTGTGTATATGATATGGGTAGGTTAATTGTATACCTTGTTATTTGTATATTTCTTTGTTGGGAGTGGGGTAGGTATATTGGTTGTGTACCTAGTATCTGTATACTTGGTTTGTGTACACAGAAATACCTAGAGTGTTCTAGGCTCTAGGTATTCTTTTTATTTATCTTTTGTGGTGTTGGGAGAGGGATACTAGATCTTCTGGGTTCTGAAGTATATCCTGTAGGTATGGGTTTATCTCTTGGATGTTATACTGGGCTTGGAACCTAGAGATGGTACCCTTTAGTTCATCTATTAGAGTATCATAGAGGTTATTGTATATTATCTCTTTGATTTTGGTTTGGACTTCTTTGTTTTGTTCTAAGGGTATTTGTCGGATGGTTGAGACTTGGATTTCTATTGGTTTCTCTAGGTTTGGTACCGTTGGTATGTTACCCATATAGTCTAGTCCAGAGATGAGTTCTAATATTTCTTCGTTGGACATAGATAATATATAGTTGGGCTCTTTGTATACTTTGCAGGTTAGTATTTGATTACCATTCTGACTGATTGTGATTCTTGATGAAGGATTTGTTGTTTTCATTGTTTTAGTTATTTTTTAATTGTTCGAGTAGGTTTGATATCTCAAGTTGATGAAGGATTTCTGTTTCCTTGTGATTGGATTCCCATCTCTTGATGGCATTGTAATAACAGGTATATTGGGTTATCATCTCTTC